GCCAGACACGGCGACGCCTTTGAAATACTTCGTGATATCGGGATTTAGCCAATTTGATCATTCGTCTTCTTCCTCGTCTTCTTCATCTTCACTCAGAATAAACTCATTGAGGTGCGCCATGTCCACTACATCATCTTCGGACATGTATTTGAGACAAGCCATGATGACAGTATCTTTGTCAAGAAGCCCTTCTTCGACCATTTCAAGGATACGCTCAGTTGCTTCACGGGTTTTGTACATGCGGGTACGATACATTTTTTACTCCAAAAAAAATTTTAGGGCAGGTGACTATGAGAAACCGACTTTTCATTCGATAATGTTTCTTTGAAATAGCATGTTCCTTTGATGAGACTCTTTTTCCTATAGAAACGCTTATAACGCTACGCACTTATCAATAATACAATGGCCCCTCACCCCCAGGCCTCTACACCACCTCAGCGGGCCCGTATGTCTCTATTACATAATGAATAACACCCACGGTGCAATCGGTGGCCCTTGCAATTTCGTAATCAGTCCAGTTCTGTTCCCATAAGGCCAATATCATCTTTACCAATTGTTTGAATTGCGTCTGTTGGTTCATCGTCAACTTTCACCTTAGTAGGGCGGTATGGGTTATCATTTTGCCCATATACAAGAACAGCCCCATTTTTTCCAATAGCAGGGGCCTCACGTGCAGGGGTGCTCATTACAAAATCAGCAATGGCCCCCTGTATATCTTCAGCAGAGAATAGAGCCTGCTTCATCCAGGGTACCCCTTTGCAAAACCAGAAGTGCCCTTTACGTACCCTTTGGATGATTTTACAGAGGCGACCATCTTTACTTTACGCTTACGGGTCTTGACCACCTCTATAGGGGCCGTCTTCCACAGTACGGCCGCATTATAGGCCACCGCAGATTCAGCAGGTGTAAATTTTGCAACGCCTTTCATAAAGCCTCCTTAAAGTTTAAATGCAGCAATTGCAGCCTTTACATCAGCAACAGCCAACTTCAGTGTTCCAGCAATGTAGCCCAAAGAACAACCTGCTGCTACCATTGTCGAAATGGCATTCAGTGTTTCTCTACGAATTATCATCTTTATACCTCCATCAATCACCACAAAATCATTATACAGGGGCCACCGCAGATTGTCAAGTGGTCGTAGCGGCAATCATGCGGTACCCTTCCACTACGTTAAAAAGATTGCGGCGTTGCCAATCCCACAAATCCGTTATCTTATTGTAAACAGGCCCGAAGGTGTATTCGCCACCATCAGCAGGGTACATCACCGTTATCCATCCACCAACCACATTTGCACATGATATTTTCATTTTGTTAAGCTCCAAAAATTGCACCAATCGGGCGACTTGTCAATGCAAGAAAGTAAACACCACGATTTGCTTTGATTATTCGCATCATTGCTTTTTTGCTACCTTTTGCTGTCACCAGGCCAGTTGCTTTACAGACAATACTGTAATATTCTGATTTTCTTATCATTTTGTCACCGAATCCCATAGTATGTAAATGCAAACAAAAGGCGTTGCAATAATGAAAATCCAGTCGATTAGTTCCAATGCCATTTTATTACCCCAAAGTAGTTACGGTTCGAGCCAGGATACCCCAGGTTAACAATCCAGCAAACATTATCATTATCGCAATCATTTTTTTCTCCACTATCTTTTTATCACAGTATCAGTATAGGGTATATGGGCAACAATGTCAAGTATTATTTGCGTTGGCAGAATGCCAGGATGGGCGCAGGGGCCCTGGGGCAGGCTCGGCGGTGCGGTGGGTGCGGTGGGCCGCAGTTAGGGTATCCAATTCTTTACGGGTTTTTTACCCAATATAAATAGTGCGTTTTCCACTTTTCCCCACTATTCTACACTTTTCTCCACGGGTTTCACTGGTTCCACTGGTATATTGTATTTCCTATTGTACTGGCTCGTCACTGAATTATGTACTGACGGCGCATCATACTGTACATTAGATTCTATGGGTAATCCAAAATGCCTTAATAGATTATTCTTATCTGCTTGTGATCCGCAGCAAGATACACATTCTCTCACTATAGCCTCTGCAAACTTACGCCCAGTTCCACGCCATATGTCACTATGATATACGTTGAAATTTGCTTGTGCGGCTAATCGTTCGAACTTATCAGTAGGGTCTTTAATTAGTATGGTATTATATGCTTCGTTGAATTCAGGAAAGTCGGTCATTGGTCAATTCCGAAATGGTCTTTTAAATATAATGCGACATGGCTCAATGCCTGATTCCATTGTACATAATCCTCAGACATGATAGTAAACTCTTCCATTTCTTTTATACATTCTTGTACAATCAACTCGGCGAATTTTTCTTCCCAATGATAACCGTATCCTCCTATATTTTCGTCAAACTCACCAGGAATATTTTGGTCACACCATATAGATGCTTGACGCTTTAGTTCTTTGATTCGCTCGTTCATCCTTTTGCCCTCACTGGTAAATTGTTCCATATCTCTTCCCAATGTCCATCATTTATTTCTACGTAGAAAAAGTCGGCGTTCATGCTTATTTCCATACCACAGTGTTTACCATTGATATCTTTACATCGTACACCATAAGTCTGCCAGGCCCAGCCATAGCATTCTAATGTACCTGTGGAGAATATCTCAGCCTCGGAATTACATTGTGGACAGGGTAGAAGGCTCATATTATCTTTACACTGGCGCCCATGGCTGGGGGCTGATGAAATATTATGTGGCTCATTATTCCACCATTATGCTACAAAATAGTATTCTTGCAGTGAATCTCTGACATTATACAATTTTTCTCTTTTGTCGGGGTCAGTAGTTGCTTGTATCAGGGCTGATAGAATATTGACCATTTCTGGCCGTTCTCTCCATGTGCCAATGAATACACCATCTGGATTGAGATATACATCAAGGGGTGTGTCATCATGCACGAAAATTGTGGTTCTGGTTTTCTCAATGTTCTGATTAGAGTTTTTCCAGGCGACATACTCAGCATATGTACCAGCAATGACATATAGGGGTTTTATGCTCATTTTTTAGGATTTTTCAATTAATTTTGTCCATTTTTTATAGAATTTTGTAATGTCTTCCATCACTTTATGTGGGTGCTGATTGTAAATAAATGCTATCATAGCCATTTCAGCGGTAGAATTATTGTCTACAGATAGCATTTTGGCTGCCATTTCGACAGCCTCATGATATGTCTTTGTTTTGAATTTAGGCATCAGTACACTTCACGCTCATATACGTCAAACTCTTCCAAAGCGCCCTCGGCGTACAATTCATGCCCATATGCTATTGCATCATCGTATTTGGTGAATACACGTAAAACGGTATCGCCCTCATAGGGTACACATTCAACAACAATAAAAACCTTAGTCATTTTGTAACCTCCACATAATCAATCAACAGAGTCATTATCTCAGAGTGCGGTAGAATTGTCAAGTCTTTTCTTTACCGTAAATTAGCATCATGACATCAAATGCACAATCGTCAATGGGGTTATGCTTTGTTACATCTCTTTCATATAGGAAATCGGGGTGTTCTACGTCACAATAGCCGTTTGTTGAATTTGTAAAAATGTCAATGGCCGTTCTGACATCACGCCAACGATTGTAGTCAAAAATAGTGTCAATTTGACAAGCCTTTTCACATGATTGCAGTACAATTTGATCAAGTGTACCTCGGGCCCATACAAATGATTTTGTGTCGTTTTTTTCACTGACCCAGGCTGATAGAGAACTCAGCCCGTCATGTAATGAAACATCAATTTCCGATGGGCGCAAACTCCATTTTTGTGCATTTGTGCACTGCCGCTCCCACCACTTCAATGCAGCCTTTTCAATACGACGATTGTATTTTTCAATTTGCTCACGTGCATCAAATTTGACAAAAAATGCAGAATCTTTTAGTTCCGAATATGTCGGAAATGTCGAATGGGTGAAATGTATACACGCCAATGACAAAAGGACAGAATTGGATTCTGTCCCCAATGTCTCCACATCAAACATGAACATCAGGCTGGTACCCCTGGTAGATTCGCAGCAGCCTCAGCAGCAAGAATTGCTATTGCTCGTCCAGCCGCTTCATTGGCGTTGGTATGTGCATAATCGTCACTCAGACTATTGATGCCCTTGTACAGCACCCATTCATCATTTTTGAGCCATTCCACACGAATGTCGTATGCAACATCAAACGGACTACCATCATACACAATTCGCACTTTTCCAAAATCACGTGCAACTCTCATATTACAAAACTCCCTTCACTTCAGGTTCATCAAGAATAACACGGTCACGCACCGCACTGTAAACTTTGATGGGTTTATCCAATTCAACATGATGGCTCACGACACCGCCATATTTTACACGTGACAGGCGCACAACACCTGCAACAGGAAATTCACCCATGTACATACCGATAACACGGCGTCCTTCAAGATTCCAACTCATTTTACCTCCAAATCAATCATCATGCTTACAGTATAAATGAAGCCCGTCAGATTGTCAAGTCTTTTGAGGTAGAGAAATTATTCGTCGAATGACGATATTAGAATTGCAACACATAATAAAATGATAGCACATTGTCCAATGAGAACAATTATCATTTAATGATTGACTTTTCCTTTATGCAATAATATGTGCCAGACTTATCTGTTATCAAAATGGCATGATATCGTTCGCAGTGTTCTTCAGCAGCCAGGCGCTTATCACGTATGATTGAATATGCGGTGGCGCTTGCAATGAATAGCAAAAGATAGCCACTCCACACTATAATATTGTTTGTATTATTCTTCAGTTTGTTGATTAGATTCTTCATTTCCACTCACACATACATCACCAACAAAAACATACACATTAGAATCAATAGATTTTTGTTGAAATAGTTGATTATTATAGCACTTGTATGGGTCTTTGTAGTTTTGCATCACATAGTATGCACCATAACCTATGCCGCCCAGTATCATTAGAATTGGAAAGTATTTTATGTACTTTACTATCTCAGGCATCATGCCCAAGATTTTCGGTAACATTTCCAATAGTTGTTTCATTTTTTATCTCTGGCCTTTACAGCATCAGCCAGCATACCACGAATGATCAACAGCACACGACCTTTTTCCATTTCGGTCAGTGTTTTTACCAGGACTAATTTGTCATCGTAGGATTTTGCTTCTTGTAAGAATTCGGCTGGCACCGTCATCTTTTTCTTTTTGGGTCTGTGCTTTTTGAGTTCTTCTTTTGGATCGGACATGATTGATATGGATTGGTTTATCACCGAATCATACCACTATTTATTCAACTCCAAAATGTTCTTTAATGTTATCAATACAATCGTCGGCACCAACAAGATCAACTTGATCACAAAGTCTGATACATTCCCGCACAATCAACTCGGCGAACTTTTCATTATCAAAATGTAGTTGGCCTTCCCATCGTTCATTCCAGCATTGTTTAGCCAGTTCTTTTATTCGGTCGTTCATTTTTCCAAATCCTTATACATCCATTCATATTCACGCAGCCGTTCAATTTCATTTGCTGCCTCTTCCAATATGTCAGCAATACGGTCGGGCTTGCCCTCTTCCACAGATTTGCGTCCTGGTATTTGCCTACGAATCTCTGCTCGTTTGCGTAGGCGATACACTAAATCATTTTCGTTCACGGTAATTTACCTTCACGAATCACAGTGTTACAATAATTATTGGCCTGTGTTACTGTCCAATCACTGTGAGCCTGAATACAGTTTGCAATCGCATCTTGTCTGGTTGAATGTTGAATACCAATACCAGTAATAACGACACTCACAAACATCACAATAATCAAAATAATTCCAGTAGAATCATCCATTATTTACAATCTCCATTCACAATAGTCACATTGGTTGTATTTGGTGAAGTTGACCGCATAGCCCAATCATGTAGATTATCCCATAGGTCAGGCTCACCCGCAAATAAAAAGCACAAAACTAATATTAGAACTATCATTTTATTTCCAATCAATCATTGAAAACTTGTTGTATCACCATTTCTTGTAGTGCATCAAATTTGGCACGATTATATCCAGCCTTGTATATCACACGAAACAATTTCTCCATTTCTGGAGTCATTGAAACATGTGCCCATGCAAGTCCATCTCTTGCTGATTTGATTACTTCATCTTCATATGTCATAATTAATTCTCCGCATCCACATCCCAAACTTCGGTTACATCCATCCATTCTGACCACTGATAATTTGCGGTCTTTAGTTCCTCTAATGGACTAAACATTCGTGCTCTCACCGTAGTATCATACTTCACACGATACTGAAGTTTTTTGGATACTTCCATAGTTTTATACCACCGCATTTGTACCATCATTCACTCCATGTGCCCAATCTTGTTTATAATCACAGAATGGACATATCCATCCATTCACCGTAGGAACCAATACACCTTTATCACCTGCCATTACAGGATGATTAGCACGATTGCCGCAAGTATATGGATGCATTCGTGAAGGTAAATCAGTATTGGTATCAAATGGCTCACGCCATGGACCAAATTGGTGCTGCCACAGTTTCAATACTTGGTCGGGTGTGAATGTCATTCAAATTCCTTAGATTCAAAAATATAATGCCCACCACGGCGTGATTGTACCCAGGTTAGTGTCCACAACATGTGATTGTTTTCTTGCATGGCACAAATTATACTCTCATTACCAGACCAACCACCAGTGGAAATATAATACCGATGCACTATTTTATCTTCGTAACCTTTGAAATCTCTATATTCATGTGGCGCATCGGCTTCTCTCCATAGCATACCAGACTGCCACCACAGTCCTTCAATGAATTTGAACCAACCTCTTGAGTCAGAAAAATGCCATAGTTTGATAGCGTCCAATGCAGCATCAGTTGGATACCCATCATCATCTAACAATTCATTGTGTTCAATCAAATCAAATATTGCCGCTTTACTGGTGGCAACTGCCTTTTCTAATTCATCAGCAAAGTTATTCATAATATTCCTTCATCTCACGCCAATAATTTCGCTCTGCCCAATGTACAATGCACCAATCAATGATACAATTCTCAAATGTGCACGAATCATTCGGACCTTCAGCCAACATTTTACTTGACCACCAATCCCAATAAGTGTCTATAATCTCTTGGTCAGATAATGTCTCCCAAACACAGATATCAAAATCTTGTGTAGGATGAGGTGCAGGATAACAAATAGTCCAGAGTCTCATTTCAGTGGCACTTGTTCTTTCGGAGATATCCAGGCACCAGCAGCCTGTAAGTCTTTACCAGCACCACTCAGTATGCCAGCAGTTGTGTTACAGCCCGTCACGATAATTGACAACGGCATCAAAAATAGTATAATTAGTTTATTCATAGTAAGGGATATTCTGTAGGTGTAAAATCAGCGGCAGCAAGCCATAGTTTGCCAGTTATACCACAATGGCCTTTTTCATGTCGCATTGTGCGACATGAATGTTTTGTATGATTACCATACACAGGGTCATCATATCTTTCAGATTGAGGATGTTGGCAGACAGCAGTATAATTACCCACTATGCTTGTATCTTCAAAAAAGAATTTGCAGTCTTTACAAAGTCTCATTAGAACTCACCGTATGCAATTGCATCATTGTCATATGAATTGGCTGCATACGTTTGCATCTCATGCTCTGCCCATGCAGCGTCCATCATTGCTTCAAACTCTGCTTCGGTATCTTCAGTCAGCGTAACTTCAGCAAGCAATCTTGCCAAATCGTTAATCTCATCTTCAGTCATATCAGGGCCACTCATAATAATCTCCATATCAAAGAAACAAAAACAATTGTATCACTACCGTAAAACTTTGTCAAGTCAGCCACCATTTGATTTTATTATCTTAATAGCAACTTGAATCTGTGGCCAATCTTCACGTTCTTCATATGTACCAACATAAAAACCACGAATTTTATTCAGACCACGAATAGAATCTGCATTCCACACATATTTCCAATTGTAGTATAAACCCATCATGTTCTTGCGTATCACAAAATCTTCAAACTCTTTTCTTGTGCCCGCAACAATATAAAATGGCTCATCATACATCATTTTTTATTTGCTCCAAAAGATAAATGGCCGCTATAATGGCGACCACACCAATGAAGGAAAAGAAATATTGCATCATCGTGGATTGAATCCTAATTCAAACTCCATCATCAACATTTTTGCGATATTGATATACTGACGAGCCCGTTCGGAATCGTTGAAAGCAATCATTTCTTGTGCATCAGATAGATAACTTGCAATTACCATACCAGGACCTGAAAGTTTATAGGTTAAAGATTCTTTTACATTCTCAAGAATGTCCTTGGCGGACATACCGTACATACGCATTTCATCTGCTCTCATCACATTCTCCATTATTTGAAAACAATCAAAGCCAACAATACACTGTTAAAGAAGAAACCAACGGCGTTACTGATTATGTATAACTTATCGTTTCTACCTAACGCACGAATCAAAAACAGAAACAATCCACTCCACACCATCAACACCATGCTCAGTGGTGGAAGTCTATCACTGTATCCAAGAATCACACCCAGACTTGTTGGTAACGTAGCAGCATGAATCAACACCATACCGATCCATCCACATGCTTCTGTTATATCAATTTTAACAATCTTACTCATTTCTTAACTCACTTTCTCATCACATTATTATAGTATCAGATAGCGGTAAGATTGTCAAGTATTATCTGCTTGGAGCCTGTCTTTTTCTCCAAAGTGATTTCTTTTTGATAACTTTTGTATCAACTGGCGTTGTCATTTTTGCACCTGTCTGATGATTCTGACCTGTGAATCGGGGGTCACGAACACTCTTGCACGATATGTAACATTACCCGATAACATGTCTTTTTGTGAGGTGAATTCTATACAATTTCTCTTTACTATTTCACGCACCATTTCTTGTATCAATTCTTTTTTTATTTCATCTTCAAAGTTTTTGACATTTGCTGATAGTCCTGTGCGTTCTAATTCATAACTATTCATTATTTTTTCAACTGCCAGCATTTGCCCTTGAATGGCGAACTCTTTTGTATTGATGTTGGGCATCATTACATGTGTGGTTATTGAACCAACAGCAGGTGCGGCAAATGTACCACCAGAGCCAGGGTATGTAACAGCATTTGGTGGCAATGGATGTGCCGGATCAATCATTAGATGTTTTGGTATTGTCGTTAGTTTGTTTATCGCCATTAATAATTCCTTTTATTTGAATATGTGTTATCGCATCTAAAGTCAAAAGAGAAAGTATGAAACCCATCAGAGTAAACATTAATAGACCCAAAAATCGATTTGCATCGTATGCATATGATGTTAATGCATGTCCGGTCATCATCCACCAATAACAATCAAATATCGCAATTAATATTGGCATAAGGCATGTTAATGATAGAAGTCCTAATAGTATGGCTATGATAATCATTTTATCTCCGCTTCGTGTATTCTCACTCTGGGTACAGTTTCCCAAAAGCCCGCATAGATTGTACTGCCTCCAGCATTTTTTATAACTTGACGATACTGAAGTTCAACTCTCCATACTTTTTGTTGGATGACATCATATCGTTCAAGTACCTGGAACTCTGTTACTGTATTGTTCATGATTATACCATAATGTAATTGGTCCGGCGTGTAGGAATCGAACCCACGTTTAGGGAGTAGAAATCCCCTGTATTATCCACTATACGAACGCCAGATTGTTTGGTGGGCCTCCTCGGATTCGAACCGAGACAGTACAAATTATGAGTTTGCTGCAATAACCAATTATGCTAAAGGCCCTATTTGGTACGGGTGGGTGGATTCGAACCTCCAAACAAGTGATTTTAAGTCACTTTGCGTTACCTATTAGCATACACCCGCATTTATAAGATTTTAGTTTTCAACTCCGAAATGTTCTGCTACATTACAAACACGGTTGATAACTTCTAACATCTTACCATCGCCCGGTTCAGGCAAATCTTTGCTGAATACTTCCATACATTCAGCAACAATCAACTCGGCGAACTTTTCACAGAATCCATCCGAAATAATTTCAATACCAGCATCCTTTGCATCTTTTCCAAGTTTGTCTATAAGATAAAGTGGAGTGGTGTGAGTAGCAGGTGGTAAAGTTTTTTGATAAACTACAGCAGCCTCTTTAGCAAGTTCTTTAATTCGTTCGTTCAAGTTCATTCTCCATTTGGTCAATTGTACACTGTTTATATCCCATGCGATATACTAATCTAAACAGGTTTTCCATTTCAGGAGTTAGATTAGTGAATCCTTCCCTTAATCCATCACGAACCGCTTTGATACAAATATCCTCATCTTTCGTATTCATCAGTTAATCCCATCAAGATAAAATTTGTATTCCAAACGCATTGCTTCTTCAATCTCAACATCAGCATCAATGTCGTGAAGTTCTTTCAATTGGGACTTTATATCATCGCCAAATGATACTGTGTATCGTTTACGCCATTCTTCATATGTTAGTTTTTCGTTCATATCTCAACTCCCGGTTCAATTCCAAAATGTTGTTTAATCCTGCTAACAATAGTAGAACCTACACCATCATAATCATCAGCAATGTCTACACATTCAGCCACAATCAACTCGGCGAACTTTTCTTTGTCAAAGTAGGTATGACTAAGTGGTCCTTCTGCCGCAGATATTGTTACCATAGCCCGTTCGGCCAGTTCTCTAATTCGTTCGTTCATAATTTATCTCAATAACCGCCTTGTTGATTCTCTGGTCTTGCTTCTGTGCGTTGTGGTGCATCAGCATTCTGCTCATTCAAATGCAAGCCAGTCAGACTATGTTCATCACCAATATATCCCTTCAAGAATGTATTGATGGCAATGCTTACTCTGGTGTCATTGCTTGTCGTTTGTTCTACCATATGTGTCAGATATGATGGAAAGATAACGATATCGCCAGTGCCTACAGAGAACCACCATGAACTTGAATTAAATGGGTTGAAGTTTTCTGTTGGTAAATCTATACGATTGTATTTGTCATTGTAAAATGTAATACGATCTTTTTCTTTGTCAGTGCTTATGTAAATGCAGCCAGATATCCAACTGTTTGGGTGTGCATGTTTATGATGATACTGTCCTGTTTTTGTGTAATTCATCCATGACTGTGTAATATATGCTTGCACATCATTCTTCGGTGCATACACTTTTTCCATATAATAGTTCACATAGAACTGATAGTAATCACGAATCTCTGCCATCACAGGATGATCCAGCACATAACGATCAGAACTCGTTAGATTGCCTGTATTCTGTGTCGTGCTCTTTGCAGTCTCATCAAAGAACTCTTTTTCTTCTTTTGTCCAATCACGGTGAAACTTTGCAAATAATACCGGTGTTGGAAACAAGCCATGAATGTTTGGTTCAGGCAGTATCTTGATTGTGCTGTTCTTTTCCGTCATTTTCTTCCCTATCAATTTCTAACCACAAATATTTTGCTGCTTCATCAATCACACGTTGGGACCACATCTCTTCATTTTCTAACACAGGCACATCGTATTCTGGTGCAAGCCAGGGCTTATTTGTATTTGCTGTCGAAGAATTCATATGCTTTGTTCTTTGCTTCTTCTAATGATGCAGCAACTACTTTTACCCAGGCAATATCACCCGATATGCTCATGTCATATGGTACAGGCCCACCAAATTCAAAATCCTCTGGTATGAATACTTGTACCTCATACTCGGTAAGATTCTTGATGCGATTCATAACAATATCAAACTCTGCTTGACTCATGATAGTCTCCTTTGATATTATTATATACTACTCTTTTCACAGCGTCAACTCTTTGTGCAGGATTTCGTGCACCCATAACAACTATTGCCTCATAATACACTTGATCGCCTTTATTTTTCTCTACCAATATGGCTACACAAAATCCTGCTGGATTAGTAAAGCCTGTCTTGCTTACCTGGACACCATCAATCTGTGATAAAATAGCAGTGTTCGTATTATGTAGAACTACTATTCTATTTTTGCGTTTGACCTGTGTCAAAATTGCTGCACTTTTCTTTGTTGAAATTTCACGAATTTCTGGATAATATGCTGATGCAATTAACATCTGCGTTACATCTGATGCAGTGCTTACATTACCAGAACTCAGACCTGATGGATCATCAAAGTGTGTGCTATACATACCCATCATCTCTGCACGAATATTCATATCACGAATGAATCGTTCACGACCACCAGGATAATCTGCTGCCAGTGTCTCTGCTGCTGCATTGTCACTCTTTATCAATAGCATATGAAACAATTCGCCACGTGTGTATTCACGCTTGGGCATACGACTTCCTGCCTTTGAACTCAAATATAACTTTCGTTGCATGTCCATATTGTGATCTAATGCGATCATTGCAGTCATGAGTTTAGTCATGCTGGCTAACGCACGAACCTGATCAATATTCTGTCCACGAATTACTGTATTCTCTGTCACATTTGTTACCATTACTGATAGTGTGCCGTATGTTTCAACTGCACGTTTCTTTTGTGTTCGTGGCTTTGCTTCTGCTGATTTAAATACTAAAAATATCAATAGAGAAAATAATACAACCCACTCTGTAAGTGTAAAATGTTTGTTCATTTAAGTATTACTGTGAAAAGATATGGCAGAGCCATAGTTGTGAGTAATAGTACAATGTAAATTAGAAGTTCTTTGTACATCTGATTCATCGCCATCTCCCTGGCGACAAATCATTACTTCAATTCATCGCCTATTTTTTTGATTGTTCTTTCGTACCCTTCACAAAGTTCCAAATAATATTGGGCTTCGTTCCATGCATGTAGTAATTGAAATTTTGCTTCACTTAAAACGGCAGACAATGCCTTATACCTATTTCGTGCATTCTCTGGCCCATTCTCAATGAGTGTTAGCAAAATGTCAATCTTATCAATCACGCTAACCTCATCAATGTGCTCAAAGTCACTATCATCTTCGGTCATTTTTCGCCTTTTTCAAGTAAATTAATTGCATCTTTGATATATCTTATCTCTTTGTTAAGTGCATCTCTGGCTTCATGTATTTCCAACAACTTTGCCCTCAAGCGATCCAATTCTGTATTGTCCACTTGAGGTTTTTGTTTTGGTACAAATGTATATATCTCAGCCATGTATCACATTATACTATTAAATGAAATAATTGTCAATTACCATTTTTCTGCACGTTCCCATGTAATATCATACTCAGCAACATAATCGGTAACGTCTGGAATACCCACTGCATAATCGTCTACGCCAGGCATTTCTATTTCTTCACCTCTGTTAGTTGCTGCAAGAAATTTTGCAGCCTTTGCACGTGTTGCTGCACCTTCTGGTGTTTGATGATACTCTAAGAGTTTTTGTGAACGGATTGCTTTGTCTTCTTCTGTGTGCTCACGAACATTACCACATGAACGTGAACAATATGGGCCACGTTTTTTATGAACGGTACCACATCTCGGACAAGTTTTTTGTTTGTAGTTCATACATTAGAAGTCATCTTTAACTTTAGGTTGTAACTTTTTCTCTATGTATTCACATAGCCAGTGTCCCAAAATTAAATGTCCTTCTTGTATGCGTGGTGTAGATGTTGATGGTACTGCAACGTAATAGTTAGAATAATCTTGCATGTATCTGGTTTTCAGTCCAGTAAATGCGACATTGATTAGTCCATTTATTTTGCCATACTTCATTGCTTCAAGTATGTTCTCTGAAGTGCCTGATGTAGACAAATAAATTGCAACATCACCTGGCTTTGATAGTGCCTGTAGTTGGCGTGAAAATATATGTTTGTATCCCAAATCATTTGAGATTGCAGTAATCACTGAGGTATCAGTGTTCAATGCAATTGCTGCATATGGCTCACTCTGTGTCATGAAGTAAGATACAAGTTCACCAGCAAGATGTTGTGCTTCTGCTGCTGAACCTCCGTTGCCCATCAAAAAGATTTTGTTACCACGCTTCAATGCTTCTACGCATTCTTGTGCTGCCATTTCTAATTCATTGAGTGTGGATGGTATTGATGCAGATGCAAACTCTACTGTTTTTTGTTCCAATAGAGTGTCAATCATTAGTTTTGTTTGTTTCAAAGAATCAATAATGTTCATGATATACCTATGCTGATTGAACTATATCTTGTGCGTTGCAAGTTGTAATGAAGTTGACATATGCTACTGCTTCTTCTTCACTTGTATAATAACGAATAACTGTTTGTCCAGTGTAACGTGAAATAAACGTCAATAAAATAAAGTGGTCACGATAGACAGAGAATTTTATCCACCATCCATTCCTGACCACTGGCTGCCAAAATTTGGTTTTACCCTCTATTTCACGCCTGAGACTTTTTAATTTCTGATTTGATGATTTTTTTTGCATCTTGTGCTACATTGTTATTGAAGTTTATCGCCTTCTCTGTATATGTAGTAAAATGCTTTCCTGTAATGTCATCAAAATAGGTAAGAGTGTGATCGATCAATGCTTTATTAAAATCGATTGTTCTCATTGTAATATCTTCTGACTTACGTTGCATGTCATTCCATGTATAGAATGTTGGGAATTGAGGTGCTTGTGTGAAAAACATAATTATCTCCTATAAAGTTAGACAGCCCTAATTAGGCACTGTCTTACTATTATATAGTGTTTTGTGTTGCTCTGCAACATTTTTCAAATGATCTTTGCGTATCTTTGCCGTTACCCAATCGTTGTAGTAAGCCTCATCCAACAAGGCATGTCTCTTGAGTATTTCGTATGTTTCCCAATATGCACACTCTGATTTAGATTTACACAAATACAGAATAGTACGCCTGTAATTGTGCACACCTAATTCGGTAACTTCTCTTTTAAGTGTGTCGTTGGAACCGTAATACGTTTGCCAGTCTGAAGGCTTTCTGATCTTTTTTCTTTTACCGTTGACTTGCTTGTAACCAGCTTTGCTAAAGTATTTGCGTCCAATATATTTTCTTCCTGTGATAAGATTTTCTATTAGATACACAAAACCCAAATGTGTGCCGTCATCTTCAAACGGCACACCATTGTAATACCATGTCATAATGGTTCTTCATCTTCATCGTCATGAAGGTCTTGATCATCAAAGTTATCATCATCAAGTATTAGGTATTCTCCACAAAACGGACAGTGCGTTGGGTCTGACTCTGTGTACATCTCATTGTATGAGATTGTAAAGTTAGAGCCACACGCAGAACATTCATGCTGTAGCTTAATCATTAGTTACACCATGATTGCTTTGCTTCACCAAAGTATTCACGTGCAAAACCATTTGCAATCAATTGTGCACGTAAACTTTGTCCATCTAAAATGATATCTCCCAATACACGACCACCAAACTTGTCCCACGCATAAAGAACCACTTGACGCTTAGTTGACTTGGCAACTGCTGCTGTGGTAAACTTTGTTGCTGCTTGTCCTCGTTGATCTTCACTTGGACATTGCGCTCGGAACCCCTTTTCAGGGGTATCGACTCCATAGATACGAACTGCAAGTTCTGGCTTTAGTGGCTTTGGTAAAAATGGTGCTGCGATGACTACTGTATCGCCATCATTCACACGAACAATCTGTGCATCATACATTACACCTTCTGGTGTCTTTGCTTTGACTGGTAAGAATATACAGAGAAACAAAAATCCCACTGCAATGTAAAACTTGGTCATAAACTTTTTCATATCATTTCCTTACAAATTTGAACATAAATTTCATTTCTTGCTGTATCTGGTGTTAGCATCTCAACTGTGTATGAACCAAACTCATGCGATGATGTGTAGATTATATTTTCATCTATATCAACATACCATTCATACAAGATGTCTAAAACTCCTCTATTACAGTTCAAAACTCCATAAGTATATATCTTGCTGACTTTTGCTTTTAAACCGTCACTTTGATATGGCGTTTTATATGCTGTGACCGCATGAAACTCATTTATATTTTTGTGTTTGTCAAACATTCCCTTCTCAACATATAAATCCCAATCATCTCTCCCTGCACCAAGAATCCAGTCTTTTTCAACAAAAGGAATTTTGGTAAAGCCGTCTTGTGATTCTATGAAAGGTAGACGATATTCTGCTGAGTGGGCTGATAAGGAAAACAGGACAGCCATGATAAAAGAAAATAGGTATTTCATGATACTCCCCTGAAACACCTATTTAGTCACATATGTCGCCCTGCTCTTCTCAGTCAGTTTTCGTATTTTATATTGATCATATTTGTCCCATAGTTTACATCCAATAACAATAATGACTACCAGAACTAAGTCTATTAGCCAAAACTGCCATGAACCCACGACTATGCCGCCTTGCCCCACACCGTTTCCCAATTACCAGTCAGTGCACCTTTTGAATAATCTGTTGCACGATTCTCAAAGAAGTTAGTATGCGTTGGTGCATTGATCATCTCTTCAACCCATGGAAGCGGATTCTTCTTGACCTTAAAAACACCTTTAAGGCCAAGAGATATGAGCCTGCGATCAGCAATGTAGCGTATATATGATTTGACATCATCAGCAGATAGCCCATCAATACCACCCATATTAAAAGCAAGATCAATAAACTTATCTTCAAGTTCAACCATTTTTTCAGCAATGGTATAAATTTTTGATTTGAGGTCGTCATTCCAGATTTCCTTATTCTCTTCTATGTAAGTACGGAATAGTTTAATCATTGACTCTGCATGTTGTGTTTCATCAACGATAGACCACGTAATGATTTGACCCATACCTCTCATCTTGCCTTGTCGTGCAAAATTAAGTAACATGATAAAGGAACTGAATAACTGCATTCCTTCGGTGAAAGCAGAGAATACTGCAATGTGAGCAGCAGTAGAAGCCCTATCACCATTCTGTGTACTAATATTAAGAACGTAATCATGTTTGTCTTTCATTGCTTGATACTCAAGAAAATCCGAGTATGTGGTATCTGGCATGCCGAGTGTTTCAATCAAATGTGAATATGCTGCAATGTGAAGTGCCTCACGTGCTGCAAAACCTAACAACATCATTCTTACTTCAGGTTGAGGGAAATAAGGTAGATAATTATTAACATAGCCACCTGCAACATCAATGTCACCCTGAGTAAAGAATCTGAATATATGTGTGAGAAAATTCTTTTCGTTCTGTGTAAGTTTATTCTTCCAATCCTTAACATCTTCAAGCATTGGTACCTCAGTGTGCAGCCAGTGGCTCTGTTCATGTTTGAGCCAGTTTTCGTATGCCCAAGGATATGCAAATGGTTTGAATGATGTTCTTTCATCTGTTAGTCTTGTTTCTTTCTTCTTAATCATTGATGAATGCCTCTAATTCTTGTTTTGTTTTATTTCCTACTAATCTTTTTGATGGTATATTATCTTCTACAATCACAAGTGTTGGTACACCACGAATACCAAATTCTACTGCTAATTCAGGTTTTTCATCAATATCAATCACTTCAATTGGCACATTTGTATCTACTTCTTCTAATGTTTTTGCAAGCATTTTACATGGACCGCACCATGATGCTGTAAAACGAATCACTTTTTTCATCGGCCCTGACCTCTATATTTTTTATGTGATTTTCTTTCTGATTTATTCATACTGGATGTTTTCTTTTTACCACCCTGTTTAGTCAATTTGAATACTGAATTGTGTTTAGTTACACCAACTTGCTTTGCCATAATATCTCCTTATTTACTTTTATACTTTGAATCTTGTTTTGCTTCTAATTCACGTAAATCATTTGCTACATCTGATACTCCATGCCAATCTTCAAGTGATATCATTACTTGTAAATAATCCAATAAAACTGCTTTTTGTATTTCAAAACTACTATAGTCCTTTTGATTCAATTTTATCTCCTATGTGATATCTCATACCAATATACGTTCCCACAAATGCTCCTAATATTGCTGGTATAATCATCATGTTGTCTGTCGTATAGTTAATAACAGCAACACCACCTAAGAATGTAATCAAAGATGCCCATATACTTGCCGCAATTGGTCTATCATTCTGTACAGATTTGAGTAACAACGTGTATACGATATCTGTAAATAACATACAGATAAACGTAAAAAAATAAGCCCACATTATTCTTTTTTCTCTGCTGGTTGTACTATTACTGTCGCTGGTGGCTCAGGCCATACTTTGTCTTTAATTGCATTAGCCCCAATCCAGCCCCATGCACTAAAGAAACCCCACACTATCATATCTAATATCATTTCATTTCTCCATTAATCTACTCACAAAATCTTTTAGCAATCTATGATGTCTCTTCTCATGCCAATATTTGTGTAAATAAGGTTTGTCGTACCAATATTCATCTGCTTCTAAATGTGGACCTATAAGTCCAATTTTATTTTGGATGATTGCTGCTGCGTCACCATTGGCGTATCTTGCGATGATTTCGTAGTTGATTTCATCTCCGACAAATGCAGGTCCATCGTAAAAGAAGAATCTGTCTTTTGTGCCGTTCCAGTTACATTCCACTGCTTTACTGTAGTATCTTCTTGTGCAAGTGTTCGGACGGCGGATATATTGTTCGGGTTCGCAGCCATCCATAAGATTGAGATAATGCCTGCCAGCCCAATAAGCGCCCATACAAATTCCGAGAAATCTGCCACCATTTTGTACGTATCGTCTGATACTATGTTCATGATATTTAAACAGAATATCGTAGGTATCAGAATCACCAACACCGCCAGGAAAGCATACACAATCCACTGAATCAAAATAATCGTCCTCAACTTCATGCTTTGTGAATACCTTATAGTTATAGTCTGGCCCCAGTGCCTTGATTACACCATTTACTGATTGCACTGAACAACGTGGGTGCTGCACAAACAACGCTATGGTACGACTCATTTTTCCTTTTTATCTTCCTGCTCCTTTTTCTTTGGTGTTGGTTGAACAGGTGTTTTTTCTTTGTAATGCGGTCTTTTTGGATGCGGCTTTGGTTTTTTTGGATTTAGTTCGAAAGGCATTTATCCCTCACACGCTAAACAGACCTCCTCAGTAGCCAGTTGCTTCAAATCAATTTCTTGTATAATCTCACGTTCAAT